CTTTCCGCTTTTCACCAACTGCGCGATTCAGGTAAATCTCAACTATACTGCCGCTGTCGAACTTTCCGCCTGAGGTGCAGGGCTATGGCGAAGAAAAGTTATACTCGGGCCGGTGCAAGAAGAGCCTTAGCCTCAATGATGTTAAAGTGGAATAAATTGCATATGGATGGTTACATCACAAACAAACAGTGGTTAAAGCTAGCCGACGCGATGGATAGAGAGTTCAAGAAATTGAAGTGATCGGATGCCGCTTCCAGATGCCCCGGCGCAGTCGCCAAGAGTGTACAAACTGCTCAAGAACACGACGCTGGAGAATCTCACAGACGATGATTTCATTCTTGTTGCTAATCCGATCACACTTGAATTGCTGAATGAAGATGAACTTCGCAGATTACTTTTGGTTCAACTCGCGCGCCTGACAGTTAAACAGGAGTGGAACGGACTCCTTGGGTGATTGAATGCCGCTTCCAGACGCCTCCAAGAAGTCGCCAAGGGTCTACACCCTGTTGCAGAACACCGATCTAGACTCTGTAACATTCGATAATGTGCAGGCGGTAGGCAATCCGATTGCGATTGAAGAAAAAAATGAGGACGAAATGCGTCGTCTCGTTCTGGTGAACTTGTGTAGATTGGTCACTAGCGGTGAATGGAGCGGGCTTCTATCAGCTGGTGGAGGCGGTGGAGGGTTCGCTGCAGAGCTGACGCAATACAACTGGGACGGCGATGGGGATCGAGTCAGGGTCATGGCCCTCCCTCCCTATGGCAACGGGAACGAGCGCACCTTGGCTCAGACCTTGGTAAATGACGGGCAACTATTCATTTTCCCTTTCATCGCCCCCACCAGCGGCACGATCTCAGCAGTCGACTTCTACTGCTCGACTAGCTCAGGAGCTACCGGTGCGTACAACGTCGGGTTTTACAGCGATCTTGAGGGCGTACCCCAAACCCTGCTCGGCGAGTTCGTAATGCCCACCACGAGCACGGGCGATGTGGAGCAGACGACAAGCAGCGAGGATGTGGTGACCGTCCGCGGAACCCAGTACTGGGTGGGGTTCTACGGAGACAATCTGGCTTCAAACCCCCAGTTTGCCGGCCTCACCTACGATGGCATGTCTTCCGCTCTCTGCGTAGGAGCATACGGGTCGACCGGGATTCTCAATGCCCTAGAAGAAACAGGGGGTTCCTCTGGGAACGCGACTATCACGGACTGGACGCTTTTTGGGCCAGTTGGCTACCCTTGCCTAAACCTAGGAGTGACGTGGTGATGGACCGCTCTTACCGGGTCTACGATGGCCCCGACATCATCAAGGAGGGCATGCGTGATGTCACATGGGAAGAGATCCGAGACATGCGCGACTCTTACCTAGAGACCTCTGATTGGAGAGCCGTCAAGGACAGAGTTTTGCCTAATGAGTGGAAGGACTTTCGGGATTTGTTGAGAACGCTCCCCCAGCGCTTCGACAATCCGAATGATGCCGCAGATAATTTTCCGGAGGCTCCATCCGATGAGTGAACTCAGTGACAAGGCAAAAGACATGCTCACGGATTATGGGGCTGCGTTTCTTCTCGGATGGATTCTCGGTGCTGGACTCGGGCAAACTCTCTGGGACTCCATAACCGGGGTGCTTTGATGGCTAAGAAACCGAGTGATGTCGTTTACGAACTAAGATTTTCGCTCCAAGATTATGAACGTGAAATGTTCAACTCGGCAATCGGTGCCTATCAGATGAATCGGATAATGACACCGATAGTGACTTTGATGAACGACGTGACAGGGATGATCGTATTCCTGACCATTCTCGCAGCCGTAGGTGTCACTGGTGTGACCTTCACCTTCTTGACTGCCATGTTGACCAGTGACGCAAGCGTGGCCGATGCCATCGACGCATTCACCACGCAGCGAGAACAGGCGATAGCCGCGGGCGCGACTGTCGGTATCCTCGGTCTATCCAACCCACTCACGGCTCAAATCTTGAGCATCTTGGGTTTAACCCCTCAAGAACCATGAACATGATGCAAAAGAGTGGGGGGTAACGGCTACGATTTGGGGCCATCGGTCCCGTGGATTCGGTTCCATTCTTCAATTTCCTTCTTGGCCTGAATTATCCATCTCTTTCGGTGAAACGAATATGATCCTAATTGTTCGGCCACTTCGACTTTAGCCCGTTCAAACCGAGCCATTGATGCGTCGGTTGGATTATCGCCTAGTATTCTATCTCTAGTGAATTCTAAACTCGCGCTGGTACCGAGCAAAAATAACTCTAAATAGCCATAAATCTCTCTTTTCATCATTCTAATGTCCATTCTACTCACTCACCTTCGGGCCGAATAGACGTAGATCCATCATGGAGGCGGACTCTGGTGGTTCATCGCCGTTAGCAACGGCTAGAATATGTTCTTGAAGAAATTGAACGGTCTTCTTCGACTGTCTCAACTGCGCTGCTAGTCCGACTCTGTTCGCCGGTCCGTTATCCTCAGTGAACTTGATTGCGTAACGAATCTCCGAACTCTTCATCCGGGCAGGCCATGATTTGTAGATGCGATATGCTTCGTTATCGAGGGTGGCTGATATCAAGTGCATTCACTCATCTCCCATTATGTTCCAATAACAAATGCAGCACCAACCGTGTTCAATGATAAAAGAATCATTGGCTTTACAACTTGGACAGTTCATTCAACTCGCCTCCTTGAGGAAGACGTCTAGGAGCCTTCGGCAATGTGGACAGGGGATAGTTACCTCAAACGTCCTTGTCTGGGCTGGTGTGTCGTCTATGGCCTTCAATCAATCACCTCTAAGCAGAACGGGCAGGTTACGCGCCAAAAGTCCAGAAAGCAAATATCTGTGTCCTGACCGGTGCAATTCCGACAGATTTTCGATTCATACTTCATTCAATCCACCTCTCAGGGTTCTCTCGACAGAATACGCAACCGGGGTCAATTCTCCGAGCCCCACAGTTACGGCAGCAACCCTTCTTTTCTTTTCTCGGAAGCCTGCTCATTCAATCACCCCTGAGCATCTACTACAATGACTCATGGGCCCGGTCATGATGTGGACCGGGTTCTCTCTCGTACCGCACTTTATTCCGCAATTTCTACAATTCATTTTATCACCTGTGGAGGGCCGGCGTTCAGTGTGGATGCACTCGTTCTCCGACCCTCCATTTGAGGAGAGGGGCCTAGAGTATATTATATGGCCGGTTGTTGAAGTCAAGGCTTCTGGGGCTTTGCCCCATCATCCTCACCACCTCCCGCCGGCGATAACCAGCCCACCCCAGCCACCGGCTTTCAAGATTCTCTAGTATTTTGACGGAATCCGGGTCGTGAAGGCAGGTTGATAGACGGTCGGCCCCCGGTTGATGAACATGGTAGATGAGATAACCCTGTTAATCGCCCTCGGAACGCTGAATTTGCTCGCTCTGGGAGGTCTTTCGATGTGGATCAGGCGAGAATTAGAGGATGCAATGGAACAACTGGACAATTCTCTTGCTATGGCTCTGAAAAACACGATTGAGAACCTGACAGGTGAAGGCGTGATGGCTTTTGAGCCGCCGAACCCGATCACTACGGCGATTGGTCAACTCCTGATGGCCTCAGCGCAAAAACAAATGAACACAGTCGAAGCAACGGTCACTTCACGGGGTACAGACGGACAATTCATTGAAAAACCGTAAAGATAGAATTATAACCGAGGTTTTGCTTCCCTTGCGATATGGCCCGACGCAAGAAGGCAACTCAACGCCGAAGAAAGCCGGCTCTGAATCTGTATGACATGGGAGTAGCTTATGGCAATCTCGCCATAATCACCAACGCGACTTTAGGATCGGGACCGATTGAAGCCCTCGGCGGGGCCTACGACATCGGCTATACCAGAACGGGGGATGTGGGCCTCGGACGCGGTTCGCAGATGCTCTCCCTCACTGGCGCAAGTCAGGTCAGCCTAGCTGACATAATGAACGCGCCCTCGATGAGTTTTGAAGCCATCATGTCAAACGCTCGCACCAATGCGGTGCCCGCTGCCCTCGCCGCGATTTCTTTCAATATCGGAGCCTCGGTTTTCAAGAAAATCATGAGGAAGCCATTTAATCAAGCGAACAAGTTGATCAAGCCCCTTGGCCTCAATGTGAGGATCGGTTGATATGGCCGATGTACTCGCCTCTGGTGTCATCTATTTCTCTGACGGAACCACCGTCCCAATGCAGAACACCGCTCAAACCGAGGGATCCAAGGAAGAGATCCTGACAGATGCTGAGATAACCACGACAGCTCAGAGCATTGGGGATTATGGCCCAAAGAAGACAATCGTTGCCGGGTATATCTGCGTGGCAAACGCAGCAGCCTACTGCTATGTCGAGCGCCAAGGCGTTCCCATCTCCTTCATCAACGTCGGAAAGGCGGGCATGGCGAGTGGGTCGTATTTCCCCGCGTCAGCAAAAGTCTTGCTGCAACCGGGCGACAAACTTTACGTTTACGCCCAGACGGCTGCTGACCGCACCGCTAGCCTGCTAACCCAGAGCAATCAGGGAAGCCACCGAGTTTTCCAAGGAACACCGTCTGGAAGCGGCAGCACGGCCCTGCTGGACACCATCACCTCGAACACCATCGGTGACACTCTGGGCGGATCTTCGGAGATAATCACGAAGGCGCTCTTGGTTTCTGGTGATGGCACCCTGCTTACCTCGGCAGGGGGCGCATGGATCAAGAACAACGTCGGAAACGTAGCCGGGGCGTTTGCCGCCCAAGACTCTGAGAATCACTTTCCGCTTTTCACCAACTGCGCGATTCAGGTAAATCTCAACTATACTGCCGCTGTCGAACTTTCCGCCTGAGGTGCAGGGCTATGGCGA